CTCAAGTTGTAAAGACCAAAGCTATCAATAGCACCTTGTTCTTGTGCTGTCAGTGCAGTTTCTTTACGACTCCACTTTGATGTTGAATAGTCTGCATAACCACCTTTACTGGTTTTTGTAACAGTAAAATCCAATCCAGCGGTGTAATCTGTAGGCATGCTTTCTAGTTCTGGATCCATTAGTGCAGCCTTGATTAAATTAAAGATCTGGGGACTAATAACGAATCTACGAATAGGATTCTCTGGTGTTTTGTCGTCCGCTAGTGGATTTTCTCTTACAAAACCTTGGAACAAGTAACTTTTCTTTTTCCAATACTTGCGACCCATTTCTTCTAGACCTGGATCTTTAAACCAAGTACGTACCTCTGCTAAGATGGGACAGGCGTCGCCATACATTTCTACACAGGGTACTTGTACAACAACAGGTTTTGAATCTGCCTGTCCCTTGATGCCTGCAAATGGCAAGCGAATCATCAGTCGCTCAACCCAGAAGAATGAGTTGTTTGTGTTAGCGTCTGGTAGGAATCGGATTTTTGCACTTGAGCCTTCTGGAATGTTCCAGTGTGCATAGATGGCGTTGTCGCCTTGTGATTGACCGCCTTGCTGACGGTTTTCTTGCGCTTGTAGTTTAGCGCGAATTTCTGCTAAAGATGTGGCCATAATGTTTCTCCTTATAAAATGCCATAATGTTTGTGCCTAGATATACAACTGCACCATGCAATTGTATAACAAGTGTATTTAGCAAGTCAAACAAATTTTAGAAAATTTTGTCTATTGTGAGAAAAAACATCCTGAAGAGATAAAACAATATCATTAAGTTGACTTTGCCCAAGATTTGCTATCCGATCTATTTCATTCAAAATACACTCTAGTCTTTTGTTCGGACAACTAATGTTGTCATAGGATTCGTCTATAAAAGGAGAAAAAGTTCTAAATCCTTTTAGTTTTAGATATTCTAAACTTTTTGGTCCAGCTAAAAGAATAAATGGTTTGCCTAAATAAAAATTTTTTAAAGTTTTTTCGGTAAAAAATCTATTAGAATGGGGATCAGTTTCAGAAACTATTTCTAAAAAATATGTTTCGTAATGTTTGTGTATGTTGGTCAAACTTTCCTGAAATGGTACCCATCCTTGAGGTTTTTCAAAATCCAGCAACAAAGGACAATGTGTTTGATACCATTTTTGATCCTCTATGAAAAAATCCGCACTAAATCTATAGTTCCAATTTGCTATATTAGAATTATAACTTAGTAAACTTTGTTCTTTATGATTTTCATACAAGTGTTTTGTCAATTTTAATCTAAATAAATCATGGCGTCCAAATAAAGCACAAAATCGTTTTTGTGCTGCATTTTTAGATATAGGTAAAGATTTAACTTCCTTGAATATCATACTGCACCACATTTGGATAACATCAAATTCAACATATGTGGTATTTGGTATAGCCAAATTTTGATAACTATATATAAAACATCTTTCTGACGGCAGATCCAAGTTTTGAACAATTTGGGTAATTACATAGGATAGCCCGGTGAGATTACAATTTACACCATCTCTAGCTAGAAATATAAAAACTTTATCATGATGTGCACCAGCCACATAAAGTAATTCATTTACTCCTTGATTTTGATAGTCTCTATTTGTTAACCAATCTAAGTTAACAATGAAAAAATTATTATCTATGTAAAATAAATTATCAAGAAGAGATAAAGTCGAAATGTAATGTTTGATTTCTTGAGTATTCATAAAATAAATTTTGATTATACAGTAATCTGGGTCTTATGTGATTGTATAATTCCAACAAGTTTGTTTGTTTGTACCTGGCAACTGTTTGACAGATTAATTCATGATTCTTAAATTTAAAACCACCTTTATCAAGAACTTCTTTTTCAAGTTCCGTTACAGGAAACAAGTCATCAAAACAATCAAATCCGGCTTTTTTTAAAAGACGATAAATTCCAGGACTTCCGTTAATAATAAATGGTCTAAGTCCAATTATTGGCTTAAATATTTTTTCACTAATAAACACATTTTTACTAAATTCAAATTGTGTTTCACTTACTATGTTTATAAGAGAACTGTTCCATATTTCAAGACGTCCTAAACTATAGATGTCATTGGGGATTCCAACATCACCAACTACGTCGTTGGCTCCGTATTCTGCATATTCTTCTAAGTTCTCGTCAACAACGTAACCGCTATTGCCTAATGTTACACAACCAAATTTAACAAGATCGTTTTCCTGTAACATTTTTACCAGTTCGGTTCTATGCCTGTGCGGTTTTCTATTGTAATTAAGAAACACATTCTTTAAATTGTCAGGTTCTAAATCTTTGTTATGATATTTTTTAAAAAATTTATCACAAGCCACTGCCCAAAAATCATAAAAAAACTTTCCGTCTACATATCCTACAAGTTCTGTTTGCCCGGGAATTTGTTCAATTAGATTTTCAATTGGTCCAAGTGGATCAGTTAGACTACATAAAAATGTCATGTCCGGATTGAATGAAGAAATTTGATTGACCAGCCTGGCTGGTTCATGCCAACTAGTGACTGCTAGAACTTTGTTGATGTTTGGTAATTGTTGTTCTAATCTAGTGGTTAATTCATCAATGAGTTGTCGTTCTAGGCGGCCAGCCTGCCACGCAGGATTAAATCCTCCGTAGATAACTTTGCAATTCATTAGATACCTGCTAGTCTACGCAATGATGCCAACTCTTCTTGTACTACAGGTTGATCCATTGTGGTTGCACCAACAGGCTGTTGCGGCGGTGTGGGCTGTTGTGGTGCTGGTTGTGTGTTAGCGTTTTGCTGTTGCATCAATGCTAGTAAACTTTGAGCCAGTGCTCGTTCACCGTTAGCCATCAACCATCCAATAATAGTGTTTCTGATATCAGCATCTGGGCCTTGAACTTGTGATAGTTTTTTGATTGTTGCCTGTAAATCCTCAGAGTCCAAGTCTTGAATATCGCCAATGGCTGCTATTCCATCAACCCCATCCATGCCAGCTGCTATGGGTTTCTGGAACAATCTCATTAAATTATCTTCGTCGATGTCGTCGGTGTCTGAATCCCAAGTGGCTTCGGTTACACCAGTTGCCCAAGATTCAAATTCTGCAGTTTCTGAGGTATTCATTCGTTTTCTATTTTGGTAAGCTTTGTAAACATATGGGAGAGCATCGTTAAATCTATCATCGTAAATTTTTTTAACAAATCGCTCTCTAAGGTCATCAACGTCAACGGTTTCGTCCACTTCATTTCTACAACTCAACATATCAATCAATAAGTCTTTTCCACGTCGACCCTGAAAACGTTTTAAGTTATTGCGAACTTCGTTGTATCTATGTATAGCAGCTTCGACCATTCCAGTAGTTTCAACATCTTCAAATGTGCGATTACGCATAGATCTTACAAAATGTCGCATACTGGCCATTTCACGAACCATTTCGTTGATTAAATGACTGCCTTCGTCGGCAATAGTGCCGCCTTCGTTGAGATGTCGCGCTAGGGCTCGAGCACCTTCCAAGTTGACATGATCCAATAGGAATCTTTCTCCTATAGGAGTTTCAATAAACAAGTTTTCAATTTGTCTGGCTCTGTCGCCACGTTTCTCAGGATTGATTTGATTTTTATGCCTGATAATTATTTTGTGTTTGCCTACGTCACCAAAACTAACACGCTTGTTATTGCCTACGCCGTATAAACGGCCTTCGGAAATTGACAGTTCATCTTTATTAAATGTGCTGTCAGATCCTGCTTGTTGTCTAATATCTTTTAAGTCTAAGTTGCTTCTGTTAATGTCTCTTGTATCAAAAGTCAGCATATTTCTACGTGCAAAGTTTTTCATATCACGTAAAAAACTGAACCATTCTTTGGAATCAGTGTCATCTAATCCGTCTGTAATATTAGCACCATAATAAATCTTCATGCTATTTTCATCAATCAAACTTATTGTTACGTTGCCAAAATTTTTACCACTGTCACTAACATAATCAAAATTAAAAAATCTTGCCTGATCAGGATCAGTAATTCTTTGGGCTTTGTCGTTGCCGATGTTAACGCTGTCAAATCTGCTACGGATTTTGTCAAACAGTGCTGCTGATATTTTGTCTAGTTCACGCATAATGTATTATTTATCGTTAAATCATTATAAAAGGCATAGGTGCAATATAATCGTCAGTAGTATCACGCAGTTTTTGATCTAGATCTGCATCGTAACTCTGTAAAGCTTGTACAATTCTCAAACAAAGCAGGGTAGCGGACACCAAATCGTCAGTTTCTCCAGTTTTGGCTGCGAATCCTGCACCGCTGGCCACAAAAGTTTTCAACTCGCTGATAAGATTTTTGCTGCAAATAATTAGCTTACGATTTTCAATGAAATTCTTAAGTCCC